ATAAATATGTGTATTACTTCTCCGCCATACTGGGGACTGCGTGATTATAAAACTGATCCTGTTAAATGGCAGGATGGTTGGCTTGGAGAACTCGGCACAGAACCTGATTTTAATGCCTACATTAATCATCTCTGTGACATTTTTGATGAAGTAAAACGTGTTTTAAAAGATGACGGCACCTGTTGGGTAAATATTGGTGATACTTATGGCGGTTGTTCTTTAAATTCCTCTTATGGTGTTAAAGCAAAAGGAGAGACCTCTTTTTTAAAGAGTGTTGAACATTTGCAAAAAGTTGCCCATACTCGTGGGAAATATTCAAAAAGTTTACTTCTTATCCCGTTCCGTTTTGCTATTGAAATGTCAAACAGAGGTTGGACTGTACGCAATGTAATCATCTGGCAAAAGCCTAATGCAACTCCATCAAGTGCAAAGGACAGATTTACAGTAGATTTTGAATACCTGTTTTTCTTTTCCAAAAATAAAAAATATTACTTTGAAAGACAATTAGAGCCTATCAAACAGTCAACTTATGACCGCTGCAAAAGCGGATGCGGAATTAATAAAGGTGCTAATTATCAGGGTTTAAATAAAACAAATTTTGAACGTCTGCAAAAACGAATGCTCAGTGGTGAAATATCAGGCAGAAATACACGAACAGTTTGGAGTATTGCCACTCACGCATATCATGGAGCACACTTTGCGGTTTTTCCTCCGGCACTTTTAGAAATACCAATCAAAGCCGGCTGCCCTGAAGATGGAATTGTATTAGATCCGTTTATAGGCAGCGGAACGACTGCTGTTGTTGCAAACAGATTAAACCGTAAATGGATTGGTATTGAACTCAATCCGGAATATACAAAACTCGCCGAAACGAGAATTTTACAAAACAAATAGGAAGATTATGTATAAAATTATCCCTGAAGAAGCTGCTTTGAAAAGGAACTTCCTTAAACAGCGGCAGAGCTTACCATTACATTTAAAAATAGAAATGTCAAAACGCAGAATAAGAGAGTTTTACGAACACTTTGATGGTAAAGTTTTTGTTTCTTTTTCCGGAGGAAAAGACTCTACAGTTCTTTTACATCTTGTTCGCTCAGTGTTTCCGGATGTTGAGGCTGTGTTTGTTGATACAGGTTTAGAATATCCAGAAATCAAACAATTTGTAAAATCATGCGAAAATGTAACAATTATTCGTCCTGAACTACAGTTTAATAAGGTTATTGAAAACTACGGATATCCTGTAATTAGTAAAGAGGTTGCCGATACTATTGAACAATCTAGAAAAGTATTAGCAAAAAATGACGGAACAACTACAGTAAGATTATCTAAATTGAACGGAACATTGAAAGATAAAAATGGCAATCCCTCTATTTATAATTGCAGTCGATGGAAGTTTTTACTAGATGCACCGTTTAAAATTTCTAATAAATGTTGTGAAATAATGAAAAAACGACCTTTTAGAAAGTTTGAAAAAGAAACCGGTAAAAAAGGATTTATTGCAACAATGGCATCTGAGAGCCGTTTAAGAACAAATGTCTATTTAAAGAATGGCTGTAATTCTTTTAATTCAAAAAATCCATACTCTATGCCGCTAGGCTTTTGGACAGAACAGGATATTTTAGAGTACATATTAACCTATAATATTCCGTATAGCTCTATTTATGGCGAAATAAAAAAAGACAAAAAGGGAAAACTTTATACTACAAGAGAGCAGAGAACGGGCTGTATGTTCTGTATGTTTGGATGCCATTTAGAAAAATCCCCGAATCGTTTTGAAAGAATGAAAGATTCTCATCCAAAACAATATGACTATTGCATATACCAACTTGGATGCGGCAAAGTTCTGGATTTCATAGGAGTGAAGTATTAATGGCAGTCGAACTTAAAGGCTTATTTAAACTTGCTCCGGCAGCAGCAATAAAATATTTCAAGCGAAAAGGTCAAACTTTCACTTGGGATTGGTATGAATTATGGCAAGATGCACATAAAAAGACTTTCACCGTTGCCAAAGTTATGCGTGAGGATATTTTAAAAGATATTCGCTCTGCTTTGGATAAAGCCTTGTCTGAGGGAAAAACTTTCAGAGAGTTTCAAAAAGAACTCAAACCAACCCTGCAAAAGAAAGGTTGGTGGGGAGAACAGATTGTTGTTGATACTCAAGGCAACGCAGAAAAAGTTCAGCTTGGCTCAATGTACCGATTAAAAACCATCTATGCCGTTAATATGCAGACTTCATATATGACAGGACGGTATAAAACTCAGATGGATAATGTGGACAATAGACCGTATTGGGAATACGTTGCTGTCCTTGATAACAGAACAAGACCCGAACACGCACAACTGCATGGATTAATTTACAGATATGATGATCCGTTCTGGGCAAGTTTTTACCCACCGAACGGTTGGAGATGCCGTTGCAGAGTTAACGCTCTTTCAAATTATAACCTCAAAAAGAAAGATGCAAAGCCGGGTAATTCCACTGGAACTTTGTCTCAGGAAATGAGATTAGTTTCTAAAAAATCGGGTGAGTATAAGCCCGTTACTGTTTATACAGACCCTCTTACCGGTAAAAAAATTGCCCCTGATGTCGGGTGGAGTCATAACCCTGCAAGTGGGTTGAATGATATTTGAACACCAATTAAACAATAATTAAAGGAGTTTTGAATGACAGTTGATAAAAAAAGTTTATTAAACTGGGTTGGCGGAAAAAGATTACTCCGCAAACGTATCGCACCGTTAGTTCCTACGGATATCCAATCATATATTGAACCATTCGGCGGTGCAGGTTGGGTTTTATTCTATAAGGACCGTTGGGCTGATTTAGAGATATACAACGACCTTGACGGAAGATTGGTTAATCTTTTCAGAATTGTAAAATACCACCCGAATGCTTTAAAAGAAGAATTGCAGTATCTTTTAGGCTCTCGTGAGATGTTCTTCCAATTTTTGAACGGAACTTTTATTACCGATATCCAAAAAGCAGCACAGTTTCTATTTTTAATCACTCGTTCATTTGGAGGTCGTGGTGATACTTTTGGAACTGTAAAAAAATCTTGTGGTGGAGCTTCAAAATCTCA